GTCTTCATTTGGTATCAGTCAAAACAACATCAACCAAGCGTGGAGGAACCGGTCGTCATTGGCGCTTGGCCGGATTCCCCAGCGAGGATGGATTTACGCATTCCCTTGCGCTTGGCGGCTTCGTTTTGCACCGCTTCCTGCACGTTCTGCATATCGATGGTCGCGGGCGGTGGGGGGTGGTTCCGGCGGTGGCGGTGGCGGTGGGGGTGGCGGGATGTTGATTGGTTCCGATTTGGGTCTGCGTCCGCCTCCACCGAAATAGCAGGTCGTTGGAGCTAGAATCGGGTTTCTGGTTGGATCAATGAGTCGCATCGCTTGTGAAGTTTTGAGGTTTCGTAAACTCGGAGCGGGCGGTCTCGCCGACTCCATGCCGTGTAAGGCAACCGATATGGCGCGAAATTGCAAGGGTTATTTTGACTGATACCACAATATATAGTGATCAGCCAGCAGTTCTGACACAACATATGGTATGTGTGTGCGGCATCGCGCCAGCGTTCGTCGGGGTCGTGAATGTCCACCGGGCGGGCGAGCATGAAGAAATCCTCGGTGTTCACGACCACACCATTCCATGCGGTCAACTCGACCTCCTCCGAGAAAGATCGCGGCTGCGGATAGCGCCGATAGAGGTCGAGGATTTGGAGTTCCAGTTCGCGTTTCATTTTCTATTCTTCTCTTCTCTTATCGGTTCTTGATGGGTTTTGCTTGGGTTAGCCATGGGATACCCACGGGTAACCCATCGGAAACCCATGGGTTATCGCCTCACCCGCGAAAACCCGCCCCGGAATCCTGCCATGACTTTGACCGGGTTGCCGGATGTTGGCTTGCGGGCAATCGCGCTGCGGTCGATCACCATGCCTCTGGAGATCGCTTGGTGCGACAGACTGAACGCATCGGAATAGTGGCTCGCCCAATCATGCACCGGCACATCCTTGATCGTGACGCCATCGCGCTCCTCTTTGGAATGGTAGGCGTCAAGCGCATCGAGTCCATCGACGCACCCGGCCTCGGCAAAATGGATTCGCGGGAAGGCATCGTTTGCGAGATTGATGCCATCCCACACGCTCAATTGCCGTGGCACCGGCACCACGCCGGTCAACCCGGCGGTCGCAAGCGCCCCTTGCCACAATCCACCATTTTCCGTGGAAGCATCGTGCGGAATGAAGTGAGCGCCGTAAGCATACTGCTTGGTCTTGAGTCTCGCGGCCCAATCCGCAGGGGTCTTGCAGTCATCATCCCCGCTCAATGCTTCCAAATAATTGAGCCGGTCACCGACCATCTGCCACACCCAAACCTTTTGGTTGAGCGGAGCGCCAACATCCCAGCTTGTGTAGACCGGGAGTTCTTTAAACCACAAAATGTCGTTGCTGATGCGTTTCTCGGATCGCGCCTTTTCGAGGTTGCGAACATAGATTGCACCCGGCCTGCCCACATTGAAACTACACTCGTATTCCTGCTGAAATGCATTTTCCGTGGTGCCGCGCCGGATGTCGCGGAGTTCCTCCTCGGCGATGATCCCACTCTCGCTCGCCTTGAGCATCAGCGTATACCATTCGGGGTCGGCACACGCTCGGTTCCATTGCCGCCAAAACGAATTGCGTCCCTTCGGCGTTCCAACCCATGTTGCCCATCCCATGTAGTCGGTGAGGGTAGGGCGGATGACATTGTCCCACGCCGCCGGGTCAATGTCGGCAGCTTCGTCCATGACCACGCCATCGAGGTAGATGCCGCGCAGGCGCTCGTAGGCTTCGCCAGAGTAAAGGCGAATGGTAGCCTGGTTGTGAAATGTGATCTGCAAATCCGCTTTGTTCACGACCACGCCGGGGATTTGCGCGGTGAATTGGACGAGGTATTTCCACGCGATGTCCTTCGCCTGCTCGCGGGTCGGAGCGATGTAGGCATAGCGCAGCGGCGGGCCGGGGCGTTTGTGGGTGAAGACCTTCGCGATGAGGTCTTGAATGCACACAAAGGATTTCCCAGCGCGGCGGTGCAGCACCATCACCGCCCAGCGTTGGGTGCGCGAGAGATACCCGGCCAACTGCGGCCTCGGCACGATGTCGATGTTAATTGCCACCGATTCGGATGTTCACATCCAGCACCGCTGCGATGTCGATCTTGTCCGGCTCGTTCCAGCCCATTGCCTTCGCGAGCATTTCACCGTATTTCGCGCAGGTTGCCGATTCCGGCGGCATTTCCATGAATCGTTCGCGGAGCGTTTCAAGGTAGGTTTCGCGTTTGTAGGTCATCTTCTCTTCGACCTTGGCGCGGAGTTCGTCCACTCGATTGGCAATATCAACATTTTTCAACATCCTCTCACCTCCTTGTCCGGCTCCCTTTTCGGAGTAACCAGCGCGGATGTAGGCTTGAGTCAGCGAGAGACCGCTGGCAACGCCTTGGCAAAACGCCTCTTGTTTCGGGTTGATTTTCATTGAGTAATTGGTATCAGTCAAAATAGCTCTTGACAAGTTTTCAGATTCCCCCTTTAGAATCCCCGTAGCTTCGCGTGATTTCCACTTGGGTCATTTCTTCTTTCTTGGTTTGGACTTTGGTTTGAACAAAGAGGATTTCGACGCTTTCCGGGTCGTCGTCCGGGATGAGCTTTGCGTAGCGCAACTGGTCGATGAGCGGCTTGCATCCTCCTGCGTAGTTGTCTGCATCAAGTAGGCGAATGGATTTTCTTTCAATGCGGAGTCGAGTGCGCGGCGGGCGCGGACTTTCTCCTTTTGCAGGGCCGTCCAATGCTGGCCGAGCAACCGGTTGAGGCTTGGCGTGAGGTATCCCGGAAGTTGAAGTGTGAGAGTAGCTGCCATCGGGGTTTTGCCGGTAGCCGAGTTGTCGGAGTTGTTCATGTGTCCAGTTCACTTGGATTTCAATTTTGTTATCCAACTTCCAACTTCCAGGTGGATTGCATCCAGAGCATTTTGAGCCGCTTCCAGCAACTCCCGCGCCTCGTCGCGCTCGCGCCTTGCCGTCTCAAGGTATTGCTCTTGAACCTTGTAAAGACCACGCCGAAATTCTAAATCCGAGATGAGTTTTGCTTCTCGTTCTGACCCCATGCCAAGCAATCTTGCTTGTTCCAGGCTATCTTCCATAGCTTCGTTGCGCTCGTTTTGTAAGACGCAAACGGCGTGAAGCAAAGTGTAGCCATCCGCATCCTCACCTAGATTTAACCGGATGTCGTGCAGTTCCTCCCGCGCCTCGTCGCGCTCAACTAAAGCGGTTGCAAGTTTTTGCCGTAGCTCAACAGCGGCGTTGATTTCGTCTGTGCCGTATTCGGAGATGTGTTTTAAAGACTCACGCGCCTCGTCGCGCTCGCGCTCAAGTTTGCGGGCGAAATCGGTCGGCACCATATACTCCTGCGCGTAAGCCATCCGCTCCGCCGCATCCGTTTCTGGTGTGTCGCTCATCGTTTTTTCCGCTCGCGGAGCATTTTTATAATTTCGGGGTATTTGGCCGGGTGGAATGCCGCATCCCGAATTTTGTCCGCAGGTAATTCGATGGGGAGGATCGAGCAGATCTGCTCAAAAGACCTCGACTCCAAGAAGTGCTTCGCCGTTCGCCGTGCCTCCACGATGGTCGCCTGCGCGTGTTTGGATTTATACCGTTGGGTATTCCAAATGTCCTCGATTGCCTGCCAGATGATCCCGCAAGCCGTTGCGCGGACGCCCTCCAAGTGATACTCACGCGAGGAGGGGACTCGCGTGGTATCAGTCGAAACATTATCAGAAGGGGATTTCTTCACCGTCTTCTGTGTGGGTTTTTTCGACATGGTTTTGGATTTGTTTGGTGGCTTTCTCGATGGGGACGACCTGCTTGGCGTTGCCGAGGATCGGGGTCTGGATTCCGCTTTCGCGCTCCTGCTTGCTGATCGACTGCTTGACCATGTAATCCCCGAATTCCCCTCCCGGGGTCGGGATCAAAACGAGGTCGGCGAAAATAGCCTGGTTGCCGTTTTTGCGGGTGATCCGCTTGAAGCGGGCCTTGTCGAGTTGGGTGACATCAATAGATAATGTAATCATTTTGTTTTGTGTATTTTCTTTGGTTTGTGTTCTGGCGGGAGATTATTGAGGAACGAAACCGCTTTGCCGGTGTCGCCGACCTCGGCAGCGGTCACGCAATTGTCGCTCACGATGCCGTGGTCTTGGAGGGTATTCATCGTGTCGATCTCGTCGTAACTTTGCGCGTGGAGGTAGTGTTGTAGCGTGTTCAAGGTATCAGTCAAAACTTTGTTCCAGAATTTCGTAATTGTTTCGGCGGGAACCAAACCTGCCCCACCCAACCGAGGATTTGCCGCTGACTTCTTCAATCCTGTAAATACTCCAAAGGTTTAGTTCTGCAATGTGTGCGACCAAGAAATCGAAATCACCTCTCTGGTAATTTGTATAAAATGTTCCCTTTGATGTTCTTTTTTTACATGATGTTGAGATTTGCCACTTGTCTCCTGCTTTTGGTGTCGCTTTTTTGATTTGAATTGTAATCGATTTGGATGGTGGCTTATGCAAAACAAGATCGACTTTTTGCGCGTGACCGTAGGGTGTGAAAACACTATACCCTAACTCAATTGCTTTAAGAACGAATTGCATTTCAGAAATAAGCCCAAACCTGCAATTATCATTTGATTGGGTGTCGCAAATCGTTTCTTGAAACTGCTCTAAATCGAATAGATCAAATTGCATCTTCAAGTTCTCTGTATAAATTCTTCATAGCCATAGCCATTAACTTGGCGTGGTATTTTTCTCCATCGATTGTTTCCCAGCCGAAATCCTCCGCGCATTCGATGAATTCATCTTTGAAGTCACGCAAAAACCACGCAAGCATATCAGCTTCATAGAAATCTATCTTCATACCGTCACCACCTTGGTAAACTCCGCTAACCGGCGGAGGATCGGCTCGCCCCTGTCGGACGAGAGCATTTGTTTCAGCGTTTCCCGGCCCGCATTCGCCGTCCAGATCACCGGGAGTTCGTGACTCGTCCGGTGTTCCAGTAGGTCGAAGAGTTCCAGTTCCGCCCGCTCGGTCATCTTGTTTTTCCCGAGGTCGTCGAGGAGCAGCACCTTTGTCCGGCGGCACCGGGTCAGCGTGTCCTCGGCCATGCCCTTGGCCTGCGGGTCATCGTGCCATTGGTCGGCACACGCCTTGGCAAATGCCGTGGCCGTGATGCCAAACACGCGAACCCCGCTGAAATGCAGACGCTTGAGAAGCATCCACGCCGCACGGGTCTTGCCGGTTCCCGCGATTCCGACAAAACCCAGCCCCATCGGCGAAACCTCCCATGCCTCGCATTCGCGCAGAAATGCCGCTGGAATGCGTTGCGGGTCGCTTTCGCGGTAGAGTGGAGGGCAGAGGGTGTGGAAAGCCTCCTGCCGCCTTTGCTGCTCCATTAAAACCTGCTCCTGTTTGAGCATCTCGATCCGGCGAAGGTCGCAGTCCTCGCAGAGGATTTTCATCGTGGAGAAAAACTTCACGAAGTCCTCGCTAGGCACCGGCACCGAGTTGAAGCACTCCGGTGTCGCACAGGCTTGAACCGTGGCTACCATGACAGATCGACCTCCTTTGCTTTAACTGGTGCCGGTTTCTTGAGTTTGGGCGGGAAGATTCCCTGCCACCCGTTGGCGATGGATTGGTTTATCGCCTCGATGGCCGCATCATGGCCCATCTCCGAGAGGTTGCGGAGTTGAGCTTGCACGGATGCCGGGGCGAGGGATTTCAGACGGGAGGATTTCCGGTAGGCAAGGTAGCCTTCCCAAGCCGATCCGAAATCCGCCGACTTGAGGTTCGCCGGAAACTCCACCCCTACTTCTTCTTTAGAAGAAGTATTAGAAGTAGAAGGTGAAGAAGAAGAGCATGGCTTTGGGATATGCCGATTTGATGCCACTTCGATGCCAGACTTATGCGGTGGCATTGCCACGGCATCGACGGCCCATCGTTTTTTAGCATTTTCGCGTTGTTTTTCACGATATTGCTCCTGCTCCTGCCTCACCTCCTCCAGTCGCTTGTTATACAATTTTCCATCTTCTCCTTCTTCAAACTTGAGGCTCATAACTGCGGCAACAGCACCCTCGTCTTCGCAAGCAGCAAGCCTCGCCAATATCGGCACACAGTTTATGAGTCCACCGTTTGTCCATTGGTAGCAAAGCAGTCTAATGTAGATGCCTGTTTCCTCTGGCGTGAGGATTGCCGTGCCGACTAAAAAGTCCGAAGGGTAGAATTGAAACGCTGGGCGCTTAGTCATTTTGAGAGTTCCTCACAAAGAGTTCTGAATGCTCGCTCTGCTGTTGCTGGCACGACTCCGTTGCCGAGGAGGCGCAGTTCGTCAGTTCGATTATCACAGGAGACTTGCAACTCGGCATAGTCCATCCCACTGGTAGGCCCATCAGCGTCTCGACCCACCGAGGGTTGAGCTTGCCCGGATTCTGCCTGCTCAATGTCACTTTGCCCTCCTCGATCCGCTTCTGCGCCACTTCCGGCGTTGATGCCAGATGCGAATCGCCTTGGATCGGCGTTGCCCATTGTTTCTGCACAGCACCCACTTGGTTCTGTAAGTATATCTGCGAGCTTGTGCCTTGGTTCTTCTCCTCGGCTACCGTGGGTGTGCGCCATTCGTTCGCCCTCGCCTGCTCGATCAAAGTCAACCCCTGCCTCGGTGTTGTCTTGTTGGGTCTGGTTGAAGTCCCGCTCGCTTGTGGCGTTGCCCATTGCTTCACCGCACCCGCCAGATAAGTCCCTGAGTGTCCGTTCGGGCCGTTGCTCTCCATGTCCGGCGTGTGGGCTGTGATCGTTGGCCAGAGTTGCTTCGCCTGACTGCTCAATGTCCCGTGGCAATGCGCTCCCCGATCCGCATTCCTCGCTGCAAAGTTCGGATCGTTGTCCGGCTCGTTGGCTCTTGGCGTCAACCACAACCCTTGGCGGCTCCCATGCGTATTGCTGCTCTCCGGGGCGGCTTGGCCATACTTGGTCATGGCGTGGTGTAGACTCACCCCGTGGAATCCGCCCTGCTCCAGATTGTTGTCCGTCCGCAGCACCGCACCATCCCTGTGGTTCGATGCGTCCGGTGTCGGCCAGTTCGCCGACTCCTTCACCACCACCGTGGTCAAACTCTCCTGCGATCCCTTCATTCCACGCGAGCGATCTTGAAACCCCTGCCGCACCTCCGAGGCTATTGTAGACGGCCAAGATGAAGACCCGCTTGCGCTGGTGAGGCGCCCCGACTTCAGACGCGCTGAATATTCCCCACGACGCCGTGTAACCAATGCCTTCCAGCTCTCCAATGACTTCGCGGAGTCCAAGGCTGATGTGTCCTTCGACATTTTCAAAGAAACAGAGTCGAGGGCGAATAATTCCAATTGCTCTTGCGATGTGCGGCCAGAGGTGCCGAGGGTCTTCGGCTCCGAGCCGCTTGCCTGCTGCAGAGAATGGCTGACAAGGGTATCCTGCAATGAGGATGTCCACCAATCCGTGAAACGATCCGTATGGGAAGGTTTTAAGATCGCTCCATATAGGTGCGACATCCAAGAGTCCCGCTTCCATCTTACTGATGAGATTGGCTTGGGCGAACCCCTCAAGCTCACAATATGCGAGGGTGCGCAATCGCTCGCCAAAGATGTTTTTGAGTCCAAGTCCAATGCCGCCATATCCGGCGCACATTTCGAGAGTTGTAATGGAATTATCCACATGACGCCCCCCTGTAAACAGCCAGCACCCGGCAATGGGCGCTCGCCCGCTTCGCTTTGCGGTAGCACAGGTGAGTGATCACCCCCGATTTGACCGCTGCCGCGAACCTCGCTCCCCATGCATTCGGGTGGGGAGGCTCGCCGACCCAAGGCCGGACATCCTCGGCGGTAAACTCCGCCCCGTTCCGGGCCAACCACCCGATCACTTGGTCAGCGGTCGCCTTCCAATCCTCCGGGGTGTTAGCATCCACGGCAACGATCCCGCGCTCGCGCAGTTCCTCGCCGCTCATTTAGATGCCCTCGCTTTCTTGGGTTTGTCCACGACGAGCTTCACGATCTTCTTGCCGACCACGGCCTGCTCCTCCTGCACCGGCACACCCATCTTCGCGCACCACTCGCGGAATTTGCTGCCGGTCATCTTTCCGCCGAGGTTGGCGACGAGATCATCGAGGCCCGATTTGCCGGCAATTGCCGCCCGGACGATGGCGATGCGGTCGAAATGCTCGCGGCCTGCCTCCTCTTGGAGTTTCCAACCAGGCACAACCACGCCGGTTGCCATCTGCTCCTTCGCTGCCGTTTTGACCTCGTCTACGAAGTCTTCAAAC